ATGACTTGGGGTTATGGAACTTTTATGATAATGAAAAAAAGTGCTTATCAAGTAGTGCCAAGCCATTTATTAATCTGGGAGGGCGATATTCCTCAATTTCAAGCTAATGATTCTTATGTTTTTAAGGGAATAAATATAGATACTGAAATGAGTGAAACTATAAAGAAGTTTGATTTAAAAAAAGTCGCTGAAAGAGATGTATTAAATAACAAAAATAGACTACCAAAAATAAAGGTTAAGCAATTTACTGAAAACGATATAGATATAACAAAGGAAATAACTTTTATAATAAAAACTTTTAAAAGATATGAGTGTTTAGATAATCTTTTAAGAAGTATAAAAAGATTTTACCCAACAGCAAAGGTTTTAATAGCTGACGATAATCACGAATACGAATATGATTGTAGGTTATATCTTAAATGGAAAAAAAGACTTGATTTAGAAGTTATTAGACTTCCTTTTGATAGTGGTTTAAGTGCTGGAAGAAATGCTATGGTAGATAAAGCAAAAAATCCTTTTATATTACTTTTAGACGATGATTTTGTATTTACAGAACAAACAGATATAAATAAGTTTTATAAGATTTTAAAAAGCGATAAAGAAATAGGAATAGTTGGAGGAAGTTGTATAGAAGGAGATAAAGAAGTTCATTATGAGTGTAATTTGGATTTTAATAATGGAGTTTTAAAACAAGTTAGCGATGGTGATAAATGGAAATTAGTTGATGGAGTTAAAGCTAAAAAAACACAATGCGTTCTTAATTTCTTTTTAGCAAGGAAGAGATGTTTAAAAGATAATACTTGGGATAATAATTTAAAGTTAGCAGAACATACCGATTTTTTTCTTAGATTAAGTAGAACTAATTGGCAAGTATATTATACGCCAGAAGTTAAAATAGTCCACAACAAAAATAGGAGTATAGGTAATTATGCTGAATTTAGAAATAGGGGTTTTGACTACACAATAGATATGTTTAAAAAGAATAAGATACAAAAAATGATTTCAATAACAGGAGCAGTCAAAGAACTTCAACAAAATGGAATGAAAGAATATAAAATATTTAATAAATAACAAAAACATTATGAAAATTAAAAAAGGGCAAATTAAAGCTTATCAAAAGCTATCAAAAAGATTTAAAGAGTTAGAGTTTATTATTAGTGAGAAAGTAAGAACAGCACAAGACCAAAATGGCAATAAAGAAGTTAAGTTAAAAAGAGAAGGAAAAAACATTAAGCTAATGGAAAGAATATTATGGGATGAAGCTTTACGAGGTGGAAGTAAAACACAAGCTTGGCAAGAGTTAAAAAATATTTACCCAGAAATATTTAAATTAGTAGACGAGAAAGATAAAGTATCAGCAGAGTTAAATGTATTTACTACTAAAAATTGGGGGTTCTTTTGGAATCAAATGAATTTATCAATTTTAATAGACTTAGTAAAAGCATTGATTAAATATACACTTAATCCATTAAATTGGTTTTAATATGGAATATTTAGAAACAAAAACAAATATAGAAGATTTTAACTGGAAATATATTTGTGAAGATGTGTTTGGAAAAGCCACTATATACTCAAAAGAAAAACTAAAACCTGAAATACTTGATGAGATAGTGCTTGATAATATATTAGCTAAGCATATTAAAAAAGGACACACAAAAGATATTTATTTTGAAGCAGAGTTTAAAAACTTATGGGAAGAAATTGATGAAGATGAAAAGTATTTAGATATAAACGAGCATAATAAAAAACAAACAGAAATGATAAAAGAGAATAAAGAGATTAAGAATTGGAGAAAAAAGAATATATGGAAATTTTATTTATTAGTAATTAGTTTTACTTTATTATTTATTTATTTTATAATGGACAATATAAAGTCCTTAATTAATTAAAAGTATGAAAAAACAAAAAACAAACAAATCAAAAACAACAGCATTATTATTATGCTTCTTTTTCGGTGGGTTAGGTATTCATCGTTTTTATTTAGGAAAAAATGGAACTGGTTTATTAATGTTATTTACCTTAGGAGGATTTGGTATATGGACACTAATAGATTTTATAATGTTAATAATGAAACCAGAAAATGAATTTTAAAATTAAGCTATAAATTATATGGGAGATAATCTTGAAAATTTGAAAAATAATTCAAGTTCTTGGGGAGGAGCAAGAGATAATGCTGGTAGACCAAAAGGCTCTGAGAATGAAGAAACTAAAAAGAGAAGAGTTGTTGAAAAAGAATTTAAGCAAAGAGTTTTAAAAAATACTGATGAGTTAATAAATTCTCAAATAAGTTTAGCGAAAGGAGTTCAAATGCTTTATTGTATAGAGAAAGATAAAGATGGCAAAAATAAAAAACCAAGATTAGTAGATAGTCAACAAGAAATAGAAAAATATTTAGAGGGTAATTATGATAATAATAAAGAATATTATTTTATAACAACAGAAAGACCAGACAATAGAGCTATTGATAGTTTGCTTGATAGAGTATTTGGTAGAGCTACTCAACCATCAATTGATTTAACACCAAAAGATGAGCCAGATATAAAAAAGATATTTAATGAATTAAAACAAAAAGCAAAAGAAGATGATGAAGCTAAAGATAAAACAATTAACAGAGAATCAGCTTAATTTAGTTGATATAGCTTTAACTCATTTTAGAGTAAATGATAAACTTGCTTGTGATGTTTTAACTTCATCGCAAAAAGTGATATTTTACAATTTAATATGTGGTTATAAATATAGAATACAAATAATAGCTTCTACACAATATGGTAAATCATTAGTAGTGGCATTAGCTTGTTTATATTTAAGTTGTATTGAAGGAGTATTAGTATCAGTAGTTGCTCCGAGCACAGAAAAAGCTAAGATTATAATGCGATATTATATAGACCATTTAAGCGACCATTCAAGGCTTTATTCAAAACTTGAAAGAGATACTAAGCTAGATAGATTAAAAAAAGAAGAAAGTAAAGAGAGAATAGTATTAAATAATGGTGGAGGAATATTTGTAGTTTCAGCACAAGAAAGAAATAGTTTAAAATCAATTGAAAGTGCTATGGGGTTAGGAAGTTCTTATGTTATAGGAGATGAATATTGTTTAGTTAACGACAATACAGAGGCAACAATTTTCCGTATGATAGCAGGTAAAGGTCCGGAAGCTACTTATGTTAAGATAGGAAACCCATTTTATTCAACAGAGCCTTATAGCCATTTTAAAAAAAGCTGGGAAAGTGGTAAATATGAAAGAGTATTTGTAAATGACGAAGTAGGATTAGCAGAAGGTAGATATACAAAAGATTTTTTAGAAGAAGCAAAGACAAAACCATTATATAGTATATTGTTTAAAAGTGAATTTCCAGACGAAGAAGAAATAGATAGGGATGGTTTTAGAATGTTAGTAAGTTCAAAGCAGCTTAATTTTGGAAATAGAGAGTTATTTGATAAACAAGAAGGAGATGTTAGATTAGGAATTGATGTCGGAGGTGGTGGCGATGATAGTAAGTTTGTTATTAGAAAAGGTAAATTTGCTTTTGTAGCTTCAACACTTAAAACAACAGACACAATGTTAGTTGTTGATGAAGCAATAAGATTAGCTGAATTATATGGGGTGAAAAAAGATAAACTAAAAATAGATGATACTGGTATAGGTAGAGGGGCAAGTGATATGTTAAAGCAAAAAGGTTATTATAATTGCGGAGTTAGTTTTGGTAGTAGTGCGTTAAGAAAAGATTTATTTGCCAATAAGAGAGCTGAAATGTATTGGGGAATAAAAGAATGGATTGAAAGTGGAGGTATATTAGACGAAAAGTGTAGTGATTGGATTGAGTTAACTTGGACAAAATATAAAATACAAACAGGTGAAAAGAAAATAATATTAGAAGATAAGGAAAGAGTAAAACAAAAGTTTAGAAAATCTCCTGATACTGCTGACGCATTAGCGTTAACATTCGTTAAAGAAAAGTTTATAGGAGTATTTAGCTCAAAATAACATGTCAAAACAACCAACAATATTTTACAGCGACAGAGAGAGGTTGTTTTATGAACTTAAAAAAATTAATTTTGAAGATGATTCGGTTGAAGAAATAATTGAAGACGATTATACCGAAGAATCATCACCCTGGTTCTATGAGTAATGAATATAAAAATGCTACATCAAATCACGAAAGAAGATTATTAGCACTTATAGATAAGTATTCTAAAATGCT